AAACCCGCCCTCGGAGTCGGTGCCGATCTGCAGCGCGTCCAGATTCTCGGGGCGGGCTGCCCTGGAGCGCATGGCTTTCCAGAACGCGCGCCTGTAATCGTCCGTCGCGCGGCCGGTCTTGGTTTCTCCGTCCGGCGCGTGCGCGGGCTTGCCCGTGATAGGGGCGGAGGTCGGCTTCGCGAGCTCCAGATCGACCACGGCCTGCCGCTCCAAACGCTCGACTTCCTTGCCGAGAGCCACTACGTCGGCCTCCATCTTGTCGTAGGTGGCGGCGTCCTCAGCGGTCAACAGACCGTCGTTGCCGCGCTTGCTGTCCAGAAACGCCTTGGCGGCTTCCCATGCCTTCGCGCGCTTTTCGCGCAGTTCGAGAATTTTGCTCATGTAAAGTTCCTCCTTCGATTTATGGCTTCAATATAAAAAGCCGCTTTTCCAGCGACTCGATCGGGATACCAGTGTGTTTTTCCGGTTGCGGCAGCTTTTTGAGGATGGAATTCGTGACGGCCTGTCGGCTGAACAGCAGACTGTCTATCGCCTCCGCGCCGGGTGGCTCCGCCCCCTCGGCAAACAGGATGCCATCCGCGAACTTAAACTCCACGGCCTTCTTGGCGTTGAGCCACGTTTCCGCGTCCATGAGGTGGGATATCCGCGCGCGGGAAAGCCCGGACTTCAACTCGTAGGCATTTATGATCGACTCCTTGACCTCGTCGAGCATGGCGATGGCCTTTGCCATTTCCGCGCTGTCGCCTATGGCTACCGTCGCGGGGTTGTGGATCATGAGCATGGAAACCGGCGACATGTACACCTCGCCGCCCGCCATGGCGATCACGCTGGCGGCCGACGCCGCGATGCCGTCGATTTTCACGGTGACCTTGCCTTTGTACTCCATGAGCATGTTGTAGATTTGTGCGGCGGCGAACACATCCCCGCCGGGCGAGTTGATCCAGACGGTAATATCGCCCTCACCGGAATGCAGCTCCGATTTGAACTGCTGGGGCGTTACCTCGTCGCCGAGCCAGCTTTCCTCGGCGATGGCTCCGTCCAAGCGCAACGTGCGCACGCCGTCTTCGTTCTTCACCCAATTCCAAAACCGCCTATGCATCTGTTTCCTCCTTAGAAGCAAAAATGCCCGCGTCCGCGAGCTTGGTCATGTTGCCGTTGATCAGGTACAGGTCGCCGCCCAGCTCCGCCGGGATACGGTTCATATCCTCCAGTTCCCTGATGTCGTTTGCCGAGAGCCAGCCGTTCTGCCGCCCGGTGGCGTAGCCGGTCATGCGGCTTTGGTAATCCCCGCGCAAGAGGCCGTCCACGTTAAACCGGGAAAAGTACGTTTGCTTTTCCGACGGCAGCAGCAGCGCCTTCTGTATGGCCTGCTCCCAGCGCACCACCCACGGGTCGAGCGTGTACTTTACGAACTCCAAGCTCTGCTGCTCGATGTTACTAAAGCTGCTCTTTTCGAGGTCGCCGACCATGTGGGGCGGCACGCGGAAGATGCGCGCGATCTCGTTGATCTGGAATTTCCGCGTCTGCAAAAACTGCGCCTGCTCGGGCGGGATGCCGATGGCATTGAACTTCATGCCCTCCTCGAGCACGGCGATCCGGTGCGCGTTGCCGCTGCCCTGATACACGGCGTTCCAGCTTTCTCGCACGCGCTTGGGGTCTTTGACCACACCGGGGTGCTCCAGCACACCGCCGGGGTTTGCGCCGTTTGCAAAGAACTTCGCGCCGTACTCCTCCGTGGCGATGGCCATGCCGATGGCGTTCTTGGCCATGGCGATGGGCGAGTAGCCGATCAGGCCGTCAAACCCGAGGCCGGGAATGTGCAGCACGTCCTGCGGGCGCAGGATCACGGGGCCGGTGTCTGCCCGGTATTCGTAGAAAAGCTGCCCGGCGGGCGTCCTGTCCACGGCCATTTTGCTCGGCAACAGCGGATAGAGCGCGAGCACCCTGCCCGCGCCGTCGCGGATGACCTGCGCGTAGGCGTTGCCCCACAGCAGCAGGTGGCTCATGAGGGTTTCGCGGAACGCGAAGGATGTCATCTCCAAATTGGGTTCGGTGTGCAGCAGGTGATACAGCGGGTGCCCGAGCGCCTTTTCCTTGCCGCCATCCGGCTTGTGCCGGTACAGGTGCAGCGGAAGGCCCGCCACCGCCTCGGCCAGGATGCGCACGCAGGCGTACACTGCCGTGGTCTGCATGGCCGTGCGCTCGTTGACCGCTTTGCCCGAGGTTGTGCCGCCAAAGAAAAAGCCGGGATCGCTTCCCGGCAGTCGATTTTGCGGTTTATCGCGCGCCTTGAACAGCGCTGAAAACATGCTCATGGACATCACTCTCCTTAAGCAGGGCATAAGAAAAGCGCCTATCTTTTGATAGACGCTTGTGTATGCTCTGCTGCCTTATTTATGGGCTGAGTTATTTGCGTATATACCTTGATGCTCTTGCTTCTCCAAGCCGTTGGATTAGCCCGTCTTTTACCATAATGCCAAGAACGGCTTCGACAGTCGACGGACTGACATCCGGGAGTATTTTACATATCTCTGCTTTCGACAATGGAGTAAGGCTGTTCAACACCGTCGCTTCGATCCGCGCTTTCTTCGTAATGCGCTTCCCATTCAATACGGCAAAACGCTTGTCCAACTCTTTATAGCACATATACAGCATGGACAGGGAGTTCTCGATGAAGGGGAAGTACTCGTTTTCGTTTGTCTCCCATCCGGCGGAGGAAAGGCGCAGAGCCTCGTAGTAATACGCCTTGTGGTTGTTAATCTGCTCCTCGACGGAAATGTACTTTCCGGCGTCAAAGCCGTTCTTATACAGCAGAAGCAGGGAAAGCAGCCGCGACATTCTCCCGTTTCCGTCACGAAAAGGATGGATGCACAGGAAGTCGAGGACAACACAGGGTATCAGCAGAAGCTGATTAATGTTCGCGTCGCTTCTGGCTTCCATATAGGCAAGTTCAAGCTGTTCCATCGCTTTTGGAGTCTCTGCCGCCGGAGTCGGGCGAAAGCGTACCTTACGGTTACCGTCGCTGTCGACCTCCATAATGACGTTGTCATCGGTCTTATAGTGTCCGCCGAATTCGTACCCTGTCAGCGACATCATCATTTCATGCAGACGCAGAATATCCGCCTCCCGCAAGTCCAGATGCTCATAACCGGTGTGTATCGCGTTCAGCGCGTCTCTATACCCGGCGATTTCCGCTTCATTATGATTCAGCGGGGCGCTGTTCTGGTTCACGATAGCCACAATACGGTCGTCACTTGTGACGATTCCTTCTATGGCGTTGGAGCTCTTGACCGACTGCACCTTTGCGATTGCTTCCAGTTCTGTGAACACCTTCGCATGTTCGTCTTTTCGTGTGCCTGCCATTGTTCTGAGCGAATAGATGCTGGAAGTAAGATTCAACAGCTTCGCCGGGAGCAGGCCATTATTCAAAAAAGAGTAATCGAACCTTCTCATGCAACCCCTCCGTATCTGCATATGATTATAGCCCTTTATGTGCAGATAATCAAGGAACATCGGCGAAGTATCTGCATATGTTTATCAAAATTATGTGCAGATACGGCTTGCGATATACGGGAAGGCGGTCAGAGAACAAGCAGCCCGCGATCATCATAGATTGAGCCACCGCCGCCACCCTGATTTCGCAGCGCGCGGTCGAGCGCCATGATGGTCGCCACCGCACCGTCGATCTTCTCGGTGGATTTTTCTTTGTCCGGTTTGATGTTCCCGGCCGGGTCGGTCTTTATGAAGATGTTGTCCACCATCCAGCGCAGCACCGGGTGCCCGCCGTGGGCCAGCTTTTCTTCGAGAGTCAGTTTCATAAGTTCCTTGGTGGGAGGCGACATATCCTTAAAGCCCTGCCCGAAGGGAACAACCGTAAAGCCCAGCCCTTCGAGGTTCTGCACCATCTGCACAGCACCCCAGCGATCGAAGGCGATCTCGTGGATGTCGTATTTCGTGCCAAGCTCCTCGATGAAGCTCTCGATGAACCCGTAATGCACCACGTTGCCTTCGGTGGTTTTGAGGAAATCCTGCTTTTGCCACACATCGTAGGGAACGTGGTCGCGGCACACGCGCAGATCGATATTGTCCTCCGGCAGCCAAAAGAACGGCAGGATGATGTATTTATCATCCTCGTCTACCGGGGGAAATACCAGCACGAAAGCAGTGATGTCCGTCGTGGAGGAAAGGTCGAGACCGCCGTAGCAGGGCCGCCCGCGCAGACTTTCGGGGTCGACAGCGAACGCGCATTTGTCCCAGCGTTCCATGGGCATCCAGCGCACGGACTGCTTTACCCACTGGTTGAGCCGGAGCTGCCGGAACAGGTTTTCCTCGGCGGGATTCTGCCGGGCGTTCTCGCTGGCCACCCGCAGCTTCTCGATATCCACCGTGATATCCAGCGACGGATTGGCCTTGCGCCACACTTTTTCGTTCGTCCAATCGTCGCTGTCGGCAGCGCCGTATATAATGGGATAAAAGGTCGGGTCGATCTTTCGGCTCTGCAGGACGTCCTGCGCCTTCTGGTGTACCTCCCAGCAGATGGAGTGGCGGTCGGTACCGGCGGTTGTAATGAGGAAGAACAGCGGCTGCTTGCGCGCGTCGCCTGAGCCGTGTAGCATGACGTCGTAGAGGTTCCGGTTGGGCTGGGCGTGCAGTTCGTCGAATACCACACCATGGACGTTCAGTCCGTGCTTGGTGTACGCTTCGGCGCTGAGTACCTGGTAGAAGCTCCCCAGCGGCTTATACACCAGCCGCTTCTGGGAGAGCAAGGGCTTGATCCGGCTCTTAAGCGCCGGGCACTGTTCAACCATCTCTACTGCCACATCGAACACGATGGACGCCTGCTGGCGATCGGACGCGCAGCCGTACACCTCGCCGCCGTGCTCGAAATCCCCGCAGGTTAAAAGCAGCGCGATCGCTGCCGCAAGCTCCGATTTGCCTTGCTTTTTCGGGATTTCCACATACGCGGTATTGAACTGCCGGTAGCCGTTGGGCTTGAGGACGCCGAACACGTCCCGGATGATCTGCTCCTGCCAATCGATCAGGTCGAACGGCTGCCCGTGCCACTCGCCCTTGGTGTGCTTGAGGCAATTTATAAAGGAAACGGCGATGTCCGCCGCGTTTTTGTCGTATTCGGAACCGGCGGCCATGAACGGCGTCGGCTTGTATTTCTTGAGTTGCCGCAGCCTCATCGCCTCCTTTCCTCAAAAAATGTGCATCAAAAAAGGAGCCTCTTTCGAAGCTCCCTGTGTTCATGTCCTTCTACGCCGCGTTTACCGCGCGCCCGTCAATATGAATTCCGCGTATTCCTTCCGGTGTTCTTCGAGGAAAATGACCAGATCGTAAAACCCCTGTCGGTTGGCCTCGGCCTGAACGCCGCGCACGTCGAACATGTTGACCTTGCCGCTGTCGCGGATGGCAAGTATGTGCGAGACCAGCTTATCTGAAATCAGGCAATTCTGTTCCATGCCATACACCCGCGCCTTTCCGGATTCTCCGATATTTGCAGTTGCCTCTTCGGTAGATTTTGCCGGCGTGCCGTCCTTGAAGGCGCTGTTGCCGGAAAGGCCCTTAAGCAGAATTTTCCGGGCAGCCTTGAACTCGTCACCCACGAATCCCAGCCTGATGAGGAACACGCGGAAGGCGAATTTCTCATTCTCCACGGTTTTTTCCTTTGCGTTGACTCGCTTTTGCTCCTTGGCCGCCGCACAAAGGGCGCAGACAAGCCGGGAATAGGCGTCAACCTCTTCGCTGGTCGCACCAAAACGGAACCATGGGAATTTCAGCATCGTTTCCGTCCGCTCGACAGGGAGCGCATCCGTGCCGATGGCTTTCTTGATGAGCGCCGCCTTGCTGGAAATGAGCCGATCGAGGTTTTCAAGCGCTGTATCGGTAAAGCCCTCCAGCGGTATTTCGATAATCAGGTGGTCGGGTTCGTCATCTCCGGGATGTCCGTAGGCGGGCGGTTCTTCCTCGTCGCGGTAGGGACTGACCCTGCCGCCGAGGGCCGCTTCCATGGGGATGGGCGCATCTGCGGGCACAGGCACGGCTGCCGGAAGGGGTGTGTCGTATTCCTCTGTTTCCGCTCGGAAGTCGTGCAAGCCGCAAAGATCGGCGACCAGCTCTGAATTGTCCTCGCCCTCAAGCTCCCCATTTTTATCAATGGTGTAGCCGCCCACCTCGTAGGCGAACGTCGGCGCTCCGAGATACTTGACCTGCGTATTCAGTTCTTGACTGATTGCTCCAACCAGTGATTTTCGCCGCTCGCCAGTCACATTGTAATAAATCCTCATTTTGTAAGCCTCCTCGCTTATTTGGTGCTTACATTCATCACTCTAAAGCTGTAGGATTGCAAGCCGCTTCTTCAACAAATAATGAGGATTTAATTTGTATCGGACTATGCGAAATCCGCAAGGCTGGACACGTCCTCATATGCGGTCTCTATTCCCTCGCGGAGCAGAAAGACACGGCCCGCGCTGCCGCATTGTTCAATATAACGCTTGACGATCACGTCGCAATATTTCGGATCAAGCTCCATCATGCAACACTGTCGCCCGGTCTGCTCGGCGGCGATCAGCGTCGTGCCGGAACCGCCGAACAAGTCAAGCACCAGATCGCCCGCACGCGAGCTGTTGAGTATGGCCTTCGCCACCAGCGTCACCGGCTTCATGGTAGGGTGCTCAGCAGACACCTTCGGGCGAGCTACGTCCCACACGTCCGATTGCTTGCGATCCTTGAGCGGGCACAGGCGCGAGCCCTCCGTCCAACCATACCAGATTGGCTCATATTGCGTATGATAATCCTTGCGGGAGAGCACCAAGCTGTCTTTCTTCCATATAATTGTGCTCGACCAGTGATAGGAGAGGGAGGTCAAGGCATCCATGAGGTTGCCCCATTCCTGTGCCGACATGACCACATACGTCATGCAGCCCGGCTCCGAAACCGCCTTCATACAGGTAAACGCGCGCAATAAAAAAGCACCGAACGCCTCGGTGCTCATTTTGTCATTGAGAATTTGCCGTGGTTTCCAGCTTGGATGCTTGGCATCCGAGCCATAATCGACATTCCACGGCGGGTCGGTGAATACGAACCGGGTTTTCTTGCCGTCCATGAGCGTTTTAACATCGTCCATATCGGTGCTGTCGCCACACATGAGGCGGTGCTTGCCTAGCAGCCACACGTCGCCACGCTGCGTAACCGGCGTTTCGATCTCGGCAGCCGCCTTGTCCGCATCGAAATCGTCCTCTTTTACATTGCCGGTGGGCTTGTCGCGGAACAGGTCGTCCATCTCGGCAGCGTCGAAGCCGGTAAGCGACACATCAAAGCCGTCCGCGCTCAGATCGCGGAGCAGGTCGGTCAGGAGCGGGATATCGAATTCGCCGCCGATTTTGTTCAAAGCCACGTTGAGCGCTTTTTCCCGCTGTTCGTCCAGATCGACCACCACGCAGTCGATCTCCTGATAACCCATGGCCGTGAGCACCTTGTACCGCTGATGCCCGCCCACGATGTTGCCGGTGCGGCAATTCCAGATGACGGGCTCCACATAACCGAATTCCTCGACTGAGCGGCGCAGCTTTTCATATTCGGCATCGCCGGGTTTTAAATCGCGGCGCGGATTGTATGCGGCCGCCTTGAGCTTGACGGCGGGGAGCTTTTGTATATTCATAGTCACTGCCTTTCTTTCGGGCATGAAAAAACCACACCCGTAAGTGTGGTTAGAACCGACTTCAAACGCGTCATTGAATGGGAATTTATGTTGATAGTTCTTTCATTTGTTATCTACGGCCTTGCCACACTCGCTACAGCTCTTATGATGTTGGTCGATTACGCCGCCGCATGATTTACAGGCAAAACGCTCTCTTTGCGCCTGTAAAAAAGCGACCATGTCTTGCTTTGCATCTGAGCCATTTTTTATCAAATCCACATCATAATTTTGCCGATACCGGTGGTCAAGGCTTTTTATTCGAGTACAGGGAAAGCGGCTACAATCAAAGCACCATTGGAAACCTCGCTCAAAGGCACATTTCTTTTTGACGCAATTCCGGCAACTATTTCGAGTGATTTTTTCAACCGGCGCTCGGCAGCCGGGACATGGCTTTTTGCTGTCCAGATGTGCGCTGCACGCAAGACAGTTTACACCACATGGTGCAATCATTTTCGCCTCTATCTTTTCCGGCATTCTCATAAAGCAAGTTCCCCCATAATGCCCGAATTATTACTTATAATAGCGTATCTCAAAACATAAAAATACGCTACCCTTTGATGGCTTTTTCGCCGGTAAAGTCTTCCCAGCGTTTGACCGCCAGATCACAATAAACGGGGGAAATCTCCATGGCGTAGCAGCGGCGCTCCGTCTGCTCCGCCGCGACGATGGTGGTGCCGCTGCCCGAGAACGGCTCCAACACGACACTGCCCGGATCGGAATGCATCTTGATACACCGCCACGGCAGCTCGACGGGGAACATGGCCAGATGCTTTTTGCTGGAGCGCACAGGGGCGATCTCCCAAATGCCCGCGTATCCCCACTTTTTGCGCTCCTCCTTGGACAGACGCTTCACGAATTTGTAGCTGTGCCCGGCAAAGGCAGAGAGCCATACATATTCCTGATCGTTGTACGCATCCGTTTCCTGCCCGGCGAAGGCGGTAACGTACTCGTACTGCTGCACCGGCTTGCTGGTCGCCGTTTGCTGTGGCCCAGCAGCCTTGCCGACAGCGGTCTTTTTCCAGATGCGAATCCAGATGGGCCGGAACCCGTTTTCTCCGAATAGGTTCACGCTGTACATGCCGGTCGGTTCGATAAACTGCGAGCCGGTCGCGTAAAGATCGCCCAAGCTCCAGCAGACGATGTCCGCGTGCCTGCGCAGGTTCTTGGCAACGGGCCGGATGGTGTCGAGCCACGGTTCGATACCCGCCTTTTCGTATTCCTTGCCTTCCCCGTAGGGCGGGGCAGTTACCGCCACCTGCGCATGCGCGCCGTCCATGAGCTTTTCAAAATCCTCGGCGCTGGTGGAGTCGCCGCACATCAGGCGATGGTTCCCGAGCAGCCAGATATCGCCGCGCTGCGTGACCGCGCCTGCCGTTTCGATGCGCTCTTTTTCCTTATCAACATCGAAATCATCCTGCACCGCTTCTTTGGAATAAAACCGGTTGAGCAGCTCATCGACCTCGGCTGCGTCGAAGCCGGTGAGCGCCACGTCGAATGCGGCCGCGTCAAGGTCGGCCATGATTTCCGCCAGCTTGGTTTCGTCCCACCCGCCCTGAATCTTATTGAGGGCGATGTTGAGCGCCTTTTCCCGCTGCACATCCAGATCGACCACCACGCAGTCGATTTCCGTATGCCCCAAGTCACGCAGCACCTTCAACCGCTGGTGGCCGCCGACCACGTTACCGGTCTTTTCATTCCATATGACCGGCTCGACATATCCGAACTCCGAAATGGAACGCTTGAGTTTTTCATATTCCTTATCGCCGGGCCGCAGATCGCGGCGGGGATTGTACGCCGCAGGGTTGAGCAGCCCGGCATTTATTTTTCGGATTTCCATACGGCACCCGCTTTCTTGCATATTCGTTCCAGCCCCTTTTGCGCGCCCGCCACGTCACCCGAGAGCGCCTGCCCGCGCAGGGTTTTGAGCTGCTGCGCAGGTATTCGGTTCTTATAGGCGGCGAGCCGCTTTATGAACCGGTTGATTTCTGGAAAGTTCATCGACCGCCCCTCCGTGCCGAGAGCAGGCGCTCCATGGCATCGTCGTGTGGCGTCGCGCCCTTGTACTCCGTCGCGCAGTTTTCACGCACCGCCTGATAAATCTGATACCACAGGTTGTTGACCTGCTTCATGAAGCTCTGACTCATCGCCACATACGGCGAGGGGATAGCGTTACCGGTCGTAGGATGCTTGGCGAGGAAGCCGAACTCGGTGATGCATTCCTCACACTGTACCCAGCGGGATACCGACATGGCGTACTGTTCCAGCAGCAGCGCCGGAATGAGGTGCGCGCACCGGTTTTCGGTGAGCCATTGCCATGTTTTTTCGTATATCTCGACGGCAATAAGCTCCCTGCCGTTTTTCTGCTTGCCGGAAAGGTAGTCGCGCGGCTGCGGCATGGCCCGGCCTTCGAGGTCTGCGGTGTCAGGGAACTCGATGACCGTCAGCTTGCGCCTGCCGGGGTTGCCTTCGAGCACCTTATCCGCCAGCGGCTTTTTCTTCTTGCCCGCGCCCACGCGCGCACCGCCCCGGCTCGTACCGTCCTTTGCCATATCGCGTCAGCTCCCTTCCCAAAAAATAAGCGAGGGCCTATACCCCCGTTTGAAACCGCGACTTTTCGCGCGTGACCCCCTGCCCGTTGCCCGAGCGAATCCGCACAGAGATTTCGACCGCCTCTCCCGTCAGGAAAATCAGCGTCTTTGCCACCGCCCGCCTTCGCGGGCTGTAATCTTGGAATGGCAGCTCGTGCATAGGCTCATGAGATTTTCCTCGGCGTGCGTCCCGCCACGGGAGAGGGGAAGGATATGGTGTACTTCCTCGGCGGGTGTGATCGTACCGGCCGCCTGACATTGCTCGCACAGGGGGTGGGCCGCGATGTAGCGGTCGCGAATGCGCTTCCACGTCCGGCCGTACCGCTTTCGCGTGGCCGGGTCGCGTTCGTACTTGTTATACCGTGCGTCCGCTTCTCTCTGGTGCTGCTCGCAATACCTGCCGTCCGTGAGCGCCGGGCAGCCGGGGTGGCTGCAGGGACGCTTGGGTTTCCTCGGCATGGGCGGCACCTCCTTGCGGGCAACAAAAAAGCCCCCGCAGGTTTTTTCCCCGCAGAGGCTCTCTTGGATAGTTTTCTATGGTACCATTATACCACCTTCCCAACTATCATGTGCATCATATACTGTCATTCACTATCAACTTTTGAAGGATCACAAAGTTTTTTTCAGCGTCCATGGCTCTTAGGGCCTTGCTGAACTGTGCCTCAGTATGTGGCGGAATCGCCACATGGTTCTTTCGGGATGCTCGCGCGGCCTGAAATGATAAGCGTTCCTCGTTTATATGCCTGTCCGTCAGGTATACATAATGGACATGCGGCTCATCAATCGAGCTGTACGCGATATAGAATTTGTCCACCCAAAGCTGGAGCGTGCCATCCGAATAAAACTGCGGAAGCCCGCCGCGCTTCTTGAGCATTCCCGCCACCTGCGCCTGCGGCGGTATCCGCAGACGGATGCGCTTTGAGACCTTTGCCGCAAGGGCGGCCACCTCAATTGCTGACAGATACGGCATCATACGGCTCCTTTGTGGCAAGCACGCGCTCAAAGCTGTTCACCGCATTTCGATGCAGGCGATAGACGCTGGGTAAGCTGATATTCATTTTTATCGCGATATCCTCCCAGCGGTTCAGGCAGAGGTATCTGAGGTCGAGCAGCAGCCGCTCCTCCTCATTGGGTATTCCCTCGAGCATTTCCGCCAGCTCCCGTTTCATATCCACAAACCGGTCGATATCGGCGTTGAGCATGTTCTCCGCCATCACGAGCTTTATCACGGCATCCTCCAGCGCGCTTTTGGGCGAACCGCCGGAGGAACCGGGATTCTCCCGGATTACGCTGGTCACTTTGTACGCAAGGGAGCGCAGGTGCTCCACCTGCTCGAGCTTGACGTCTATCTTGAGGTCGAGCCTTCCGGCCCGCTCAAGGAATGTTTTTGCTTTCATATGGGGGTTCCTCCAAGTTCAAGATTTTTCAGGCCGTCCACCACGGCCCGGACTTCATCGACACTTGAAACCTTGCAGGCAGTGCCCATTGCATCGTTGATCTTTTGAATGGTGATTTCTTGCAGCTTTGTCAGCCTGCCCGTGGGCGTCTTGACCTCGAAGGCCACGAACCTGCCGCGTATGCAGCAGATCACGTCGGGCAGACCGGCTGTGCCGTACATGCCGCCGTGCTCTTTCCAAGCAAAGCAGCCGGGCACAGTCTTGAGATAACGCAGGATCGCGGAAACGATGTCTTTTTCGGCCATATGCGCCATGGACTTTGAACGGCGCGAACGGGTTGAACGGGAAAATGGGACGCTATATATATTTTCTCTTTTTTTAGGGCATACCCCACTCTGGTATATATACGCAAGGAATGGAAAACCCCGGTTTTCCCGTTCGCCCCGTTCGCAAATCCGGGTCAAACAGCGTCCTTTCCTCCTTCGCAGAAGGAAATACCGAACCATACATGTCGGCGGGAGAGCTTATCGCGCCCGCGTTTGACCGTTGCGTAGTTCGCTTCGATTTCTTTGTTGAAGTTGGTCTGCGACACGGGCTTCATCCCGGCGTTGGCGCAATACTCCCTGTACCGCACGAACAGCTCGTCGCGCAAGGCCGTGAAGCCCTCGGCCACCTCGCAGAAGTCCTCCACAAAGGACAGTACGCTGTTGCTTTCCACCTTGTAGCGCAGCAGCTCCGCGCGGGTCGCGTCGGTCTCGGTGAACACGTAGCTATTCGCGATCAGCCGCTTCAGCCCGGCCAGCGCCCACATGAGGATGCCGTCGCGCTCCGCCATGAACTTTTCACGCAGGTTCGGGTCGCGCTTGCTCTCCGGCACCGCATTCTCGAACCGGAGGATAATGAGCCTGCGGTAGAAACCGTCGCTGCGGTCACCGTAGTTGCGCGGGATCTCATTACAGGAAAACAGCAGCCGCGCGTAGGGCCGGAACGAGAACGGGTCTTTGTTTTTACGCTCGGCGGTGATATAGTCCTCGCCGGTGAGCGCTTTGAACATGCCGTTGTCGTCAATGCTCTTGCTAGGCAGGTCGGCGAAGATGTTGGCCAGCTTTCCGAACAGCTCGGCCTTGTTGAACCGGTCGGCAAGGTTCTGCCACGGGATGTTGCTGACGTTTTCGCTGCCGAGCAGTATCTCCTGCGCTACCGAGAGCAGCGTCGACTTGCCCGCGTTGGGCGCGCCCACGAACACGAAGGACTTTTGCGCCTTGTTCACCGGCACCATCAGGTAGCCGAATATCTCCTGCAGCAGGTGTATTTCCGCATCCCTGAGTATGCTGCGCAGGAACTTCAAAAACTGCGGGCACTTGGCCTCGGGGCTGTATGTCGCGTTGATCTGCACGGTCGAGTAATACTCGGGGGTGTGCGGCTTGAAACTATCGTCCAGCACGTTGTACAAGCCGTTTTTCACGTTGATGATAAAAGCGTTGCAGTTGATCTCCCGCACCGGCCTGCGGATGAGCATGCGCCACTGGCCCACGGCATCGTTGATCGCCGTCAGGCTGGCATACCGGGGGATCATGAACTCCCGCACCTTGGCCGATGCCCACAAATCCTCACTCTCGGAATACACGCCGTTTTCATAGCTGAAATAGCTGCCCGCGCCGTAGAATGCGTTGACGCTTTCCGCCATGAAGTTGGCCAGCAGCCCCGGCAGGAAGCGCAGGCCGCCGCGCTCGGTCGTCTCGTACCAATCGGGTAGCTCGGAGCCTTCGGTTTCGCGCTTGGTCTCCTTATTGGCACGATACGTCCGGTTCAGCTCTTTCTGCACCGCCACCAGCGGTTTCATGGCACCGGCCTTGAGGCCGAAATACTCCTTCATTTCGTACTCAATGAACGTCGCCGCCACGACCGGATCGATGTTGTAAAGGTAGTCGCGGATGAAACCCTGCGCCAGCGTGACATTGTCGACAGCAGATTTAGAGACCTCCAGCTCGCCAAGAAATACACGCAGCTCCTCGACGGAAAGGGGCTTGTAGCAAAGCGCGGCGGGGGATTTGCAGGCGCACGCGTCGGTGCCCTGCTTCGGGCAGGCGAAGCCCTTCTCGGCGATGGTCTTGCAGGTCATGGGCCGGGTACCGGATTCAAGAAAATGGTTGATCTTCTCCTGTGTTTCGGCGGCCCTGTACTTCGGGTACTTGGCGGAAAGCTCATGAACGAGCTTATCGCCGTCCTCAAACACCGCAAGGTTGGTGATCATGGCGTACCAATCGTGCTCGCGGAGCGACGCGGCGTTCTCGGTGCAATGCCGGATAAAATCGCAGCGGCGGCTGACCAGCGCCAGCCCCTTGCGGGAACCCTTATGCTGCGGCCCGGCGACGGCGACAGGCTCGTCCTCCACGGCGGGGAGCACGGCTTCCAGTTCGGCCTGCGTGTACCGCAGCTCGGGGCTGAACCGGACGCACTCGACCATGACCGGCTCCTCCTTGCAGTGCAAGAAACCGGGCAGGCGCAGCACGCGGCTCTCGTTGACACAGGTCTTGTCGCCGGAAAACTGCGCAATCAGGCGCTTTTGCACCCGGCGGAAGGAAGCAACGTCAGCGTCCTTCACCAACCAGTAGGTGTGCAGGGACTTCCGGGTTTTCACGATCAGAGACGGCGGCAGCGGGAACGCGTCGATCTGCGCCATCTGCTCCTCAAAGGAAAGATCATCGCATTCCATGAACTGCGCGTTGACGCGGGTGATGTCGGCGTCCTCGTGCCCACCGTAATTGATCACAAAATAGATGCCGCGATTCAGCGCGTTATGCTTGTGCAGCGTTTCCTCGGCCGCATGCACATCGGCGATGGTCGTTTCCAGCTTCGCGCCCTTGAACGCGCCGGTCTTGCGATCGTCGAATATACGCAGGCATATCTTTTCGCCCGGATCGAAGAATGGCCGCAGGAATTCTTCGAGCGGGATATTCAGGGTTTTCATACCGCCTGCACCTCCTCACAGCAAGTGTTGAAATACCGGATGGGGATACCGCGCTGCTGCGCCTTCTCGATCTCGACCGCCATGCCCCGGCTGACGGTGCTGCCGAATACCCACAGCTCCTTGCAGCGGCTCATGAGCACCATGCCCATGAACAGGCCGAGGTCGCGTTGCTCCTGATCGCCGTCATCCATAAACTGCGGAAAGTAGACGTGCGGCGCGATGGGGATGCAGCCATTGCTGACCGCGAAGCGGCAGTACCGGCGCGCGCGCTCCACGTTGCGCTCGGTGTCACCGGCAAAGGGGGAACAGATAAATACGCAGGGCCTGAATGTTTTTCTGGCGGCCTGCTCGATACGGGTGAGCGCCGCGCAGGCCGTGGGGTCGTGATAGTGCTCATGGTTGAATATGTTGATTCCCATGTTGTTACTCCATTTCTGCCATGTTGCCAAAGTTCGGCCCGCAGGCCGCCTCGGCGACGATCGGCACGTCGAATTCGGGAAAGGGCCGCGCTTCCATGCAGGTTTTAATGAAAGCGACCGCCTCGCATACTTTGCCTTCCGGCAGTTCAAAGACCAGTTCGTCGTGAACTTGCAACAGGGGCTTGAGCCACATGCGCTCCGGCAGGCCGGTGAGGATGCGCCCGAGCGCCAGCTTGAGGATGTCAGCGGCGGTGCCTTGGATCGGGGTGTTGAGCGCGCACCGCTGCGCAAAGGACTTCTTGCCCCAATCGGATGACGATATGCCCGGCAGGTAACGGCGGCGGCCTAAGTGCGTTTGCGTGTATTTACGGAATTCCGCCCGCTGCTTGACCTCATCTTGCCAAGCCGCCAGACGCGGGTAACCCGCCTTGAGGTTGTCTATGATCCCCTCACACTCTGATAGCGGTGTTTCCAAACCCGCCTTGAACTTAAGCGTGCGCTGCAGTCCCTTGGCAAACAGCCCGAAGAACACGCCGAAGTTGCAGTTTTTTGCGATCACGCGCCGCTCCTTGTAGTGCTCTGCATGCTTGTCCACCGCCTGCGCGAACGGGATGCCGTAGATGACCGAGGTGGTCTGCGCGTGGATATCGCCGCCGGTGCGGTAGGTTTCGAGCATCTTTTCGTCCCGGCAGTAGAACGCGCCGACGCGCAGCTCGATCTGCGAGAAGTCCAGCGAGAGGAGCACCTTACCAGCAGGGGCCGTGATGAAGCTCCTAACGCCGATCACGTCGCCGTCCGCCCTCGGCATGTTTTGCAAGTTGGGCTTCCGGCTGGCGAAGCGCCCGGTCTCCGTACCCAGCGGCAGCAGGTCGGGGTGTATCCTGCCGGTAGCCGCATTGATGTGCTGCAAATATCCGTCGAGATAAGTGGACTTGAGCTTGCCCCACCGCCGGTACTCCTGCACCAGCTCGAACAACGGCACAAGCTCCGGTCGGTTGTCCCGGCACCACTCCGCCAAGAGGATCATGACCTCATCGTCCGCCGCCTCCTGGTACTTGGCGGTGGTCTTTAACACCGGCAGCCCGAGGTCGTTGAACAGATAGCTTTTGAAAGCGGATGTGCCCGCGTTCGCGCCGATGTTCACGTCGCCGATCAGGAAGGCGATCTCCTCCCGGAGCCGCTGGAGCCTGCGCTCCGCTTCCGCCTGCTTTTCGAGCATCCGCGCCTGATTCGCCAGCAGGCCGTTGTGCCTCATGAGGCCGCAGTACACGGCCGTGGGGGATTCGATCTCCTCCACGATGGAACGGTGCTTGGGGAGGTAACGATCGAACCAGCCGTTGAACAGGTGATAGAGCCGCAGCGCGTAATCGCTGTCGGCGCAGGCATAGCGGATGGTTTCCGCATCCTGCGGGTCAAGCTCATCGAAGAACCGGCCCGCCGTCACTTCCGCAAAGCCCGGCAGCTCCACGCCGAACAGCTCGGGCACCAAGGTCTTGAGGCCGCTATCCGACAGCGCCCGGAACTGCGTATGGTTCTTGAGCGTCATGCGCGCCGCCGCGATTGTATCGTAGCAGGGAGGCTGCACCACGATGCCCAGCGCGTAAAGGAACATCGCCTCGAACGCGAGGTTGTGGGCGATCTTGAGGATATTGGGGTTTTCAAACAGCTCGCGGCGCAAAGCCGCCATGACCGTTTCCGGCGCGTCGGCGTTCCTGCCGGTACGGTGCCAGAGCGGGATATAGATGGCGCTGTCCTCGGCAACCGAGAGGCTCACGCCCACGATCACGGATTTGTGCGCATCCAGCGCGGCCTTTTCTTCGCTACGGTATTGCTCCAGCGGCGCGGTCTCAAAGTCGAACGCGACGATGGCCGCACCATGGAGATAGTCGTGTATTTCTTTTGGTACTGTCACGCACCTGTATGGCATACTATCTGCTCCTGTCTGCCCGAGCCGAGAGGGAGGGCAAGCCTCCCATCTCGCGCCGGGCGGGTTGATTACCGCAAAGGTTCGATGATCTCGCCGGTTTCCGGGTCGATCGCCGAGGTATCCTCCGCAGGCTCGTCCACCTCGAAGGCGACGCGCTTGCTGTGCGCCTTCACCTGCTCGGTCAGCGTGGCAATCAGCGCGTACTCCTCGGCGTTCAGGTCGCGGTCGATGCTGAACTGCGCCTGCGAATACGCAATGCCGCTGGCGCTCATTGCCTTCTTGAGGAAAAAGCGCGTCACGACGGCGTTAGATTTCTTGCCCTTGCCGAGCAGGCGCTTAATGTAGCGCGTAAACTCCTTGAGGCTGCCGGTGGGCAGGGACAGGAGCAGCGGGAATATCTCGCCCTCGCGCAGCACATAGATGCGACGGCGATTTTTACAGGCTTTGCTGCCGTTTTCGCCGGAGCCAAACTGGTTGTGAGGGCATTTGGCGCAGCTTCCGCCGGGTACGCCCTCACCGGTCATGCCATCGAAGCTGCCACACACGGGCGGATTGTTGGCTCCGGTGTATTTGTCCGTATAGAAGGCGAACAGCGGATGATGCCACAGGATGACGCCGCTGAATTCCTTGGCCATTTCCGGCTCGTCGGTTTCCTCGCCGGGCAGCTCGAACACGGTGCTGCCGCCTGCCGGTATCTTGATGCGCTCAAAATTGACGTTGAGGCCGTCAAGCTCCTCGGCCATGGCCGCGCTCATATTGAAATCATGCAGCTTCAGAAAGCCGCTGGTCGTGGTTGTGATCTCGGTCTTGCTCATGCGTTTTCCCTCCAAATCTTTATTTGACGGCCTTGCGGACGCCGACGGTGGTTTTTTCAAATACGGTCACCAAGCCCCGGAGCCAATCGGGCAGCGCGTCGCCGTTCTCGGTGATCTGCTCCTTCACGAACGCGGACAGGGAGTTGGCGTTGACGGTTTCCGTGACAAGCTCGCCGTAGCCCTCGCCGCGCAACGCCGCGAACAGCTCGTCCTTTTTTTCCGCAGCGGCGGACGCGCGAGTCTTGGTGGTCAGGTAGAACATGGTGCCGCCGCGCGTGAAGTTCTGCGTCTCGGTTTCGGCCATAAGCTCGCTCAGGCGGTAATCCACCTCGTCAATCTGGTCGTTGACCTCCTTGAGCGCCTGCTCGGCGTACACCTTGGCCTCGCGCAGCTCACGGAGCCGGTCGGCCAGCTCGAACAGCTTTTCACTCGACATGGAACCCGCCCCCTTCAACGAGGCACTGGATGGCCTTTTTCGCGCAGGCCAGCTTTTCAAACGCGAGCGTGAGCGTTTCCTCCGGCGAATCATCCCGGAAATGCGGCGATCCGTCGCGGATGCCTTTTAGCTCGGATGCGATGGTCAGACAGGCTTCCTCCACGACGGAAAGCGCGCAGGTAACGGCTTTGAGCGCGGCGTTCGAAGCATCCGCGACGTCCTCCCGGAGCGATGGATCGCCTGAAAGCAGGCGGATGGTTTCAAAAAGTCTCATTGTTTCCTCCTATGGCGCAAACGGGTTGTGCCCGCTGCGGTAATCGTCGACCAGCGTTTTTGCGAGGTCGGCCTTGTTCTTGAGTGCCGCGAGCACCTTTTCGTCCACGGTGCCTTTGGCGGTCAGGTAGATGTAGGTGCAGTTGTGCTTCTGGCCGAGGCGGTGGATGCGCGCCTTTGACAGAAACAAAAAAGGCCGTGCCCGAAATCAATCGGGCACGGCCTTTTCAGATGGCTATTCTGTTAGCCGGAAGTTCAAATTAAGGGCATAGAAATGCCCCGTTCGCAATTAGCAAACGGGGCGTAGTTTTCATGTACACTTCTCCCAGCATATAGAGTATAACTGGTCAAAGTGCCACTGTCAGTCGCACATCGGTGCCAATGTAGTGCCATCTGCGTGCCAATCCGGTGTCATTTGCGTGCCACGCAGCGAGTGAAGGATGCCCGGTAACAGATATCCCCAAAGGATAGCGCCCAACATGGACACCGCCCTTTTCTTCTCCCGGTACAGGGTGCGGCGGCTCACGCCAAGCGCCGTAATCATTTCATCCTCGGAGTAAGCGTAACGCAAAATATACATCCGGTTGATAATATCAAAATAGCGTTCCCCGTATATCGGGTAATCCTTGAGCGCCAAGAGCGCCTTGTCCACGAGCTGTATAAGGCTGCGGCTGAACAGCATGCTGCGCGCGCCATCCTCCAGATGAAATGCCTCCAGCTCGTCGTTTAGGCCGGTTGCCAAGAAATTCAGCGCTTCGTGAATGCTATTGTAGCCAAAATCAAGGCTGGTCGCATCCATTTCTTTTATGGAGTGCTCCAACTGCCACATGACCCCGCCGTATATCTTGATCAGCTTTTTTGCGTTGTGATAATACCGCGCGTCTGCCGCCCGCTTCCTTACATCGATCCTGTCGCTCACCTGTTCAAAACTCAAAACCTGTGTCTCCAT